CAACTGGCCCCCACGCCGGGCGCCCTTCCCCAGGAGTAACCCATGGCCGTCAATCCGAAGCGTTCCAATGCCGCCGTCACTGCCGCCGCCGATGCGGTCTGTGACCTCCTCGACAACGGCTATCTCCGCATTTACAACGGCAGCCAGCCTGCGAACGCGGACACCGCCGTGACGACCCAGACCCTCCTGGCCGAGCTGCGCTGGAACGCCACGGCCTTTGGGGCCGCCTCGAATGGCGTGGCAGTCGCCAACAGCATCACGTCAGACGCCAGTGCGGATGCCACCGGCACCGCGACCTGGTTCCGCGCCCTCAAATCTGATGGCACGACCGCTGTCTTCGACGGGTCCGTGGGCACCGCCAGCGCCGACCTCATCCTGAATTCGACAGGCATCACGGCAGGGGCGAACGTCGCGGTGACCGCCTTCACCTACAACGAGAACAAGGGCTAACCGATCATGGCAGTGTGGCCGACCATTACGGACGGCGTCACCCGGCTGGGCAATGCCCTCTTCACCAGCATCAAAGCGTATATTGATGATCTGGTGGGTGGGCAGGGCCTTCCCGTGGGGGGCGCCACCAACGACCTCCTCACCAAGACCAGCGCCACCAACTATGCGGTGGCGTGGACTGACGCGCCGACGGTAGACAGTGTCACGCTCGACACGGCGGCTGCGGAGGCCACCGGCATCGCCAAAATCTTCTGGGACGCCACCGAAGGCACCGTGGCCTTTGGCATGGCGGGCGGCGTGGTCACCCAGGAGGTGGGCCGCAATGCCTTTGTCCGTGCGAAGAACGTCACCGCCAGCCAGATCAACCGGGGCCAAATCGTCTACCTGACCGGCGCGCAGGGCGACCGCCCCACCATTGAACTGGCCGATGCGACCGACGAATCGACCAGCGCGGACACCATTGGCGTCGCCGCCGAAGACATCGCCGTCAGCGCCGAAGGGGAAATCTGTATCAGCGGCATTCTCGCCAACGTCAACACCTACGGCCTGACCGCCGGGGTGATGACCTACCTGTCCGAAACCCCCGGCACGTGGACCCAGACCCGTCCGACCCAGCCCGCGCACGGCGTCCGTCTCGGCATTCCCCTCAAGATCAGCAACTCGCCGAGCGGTAACAGCGGCGTCTTCTTCGTCCAAATCAACAACGGCTACGAATTTGAGGAACTGCACGACGTCCTTATTACCGCCGCCGCGGCTGGCGACATCATCAAGCGGAACGCAGGCAACACCCTCTGGGTGAACACCGCCCCCGCTGCCCTCACCAAGACCGACGACACCAACGTCACCCTCACCCTCGGGGGTAGCCCCACCACGGCCCTCGTCAACGCCGCCAGCATCACCGCCGGGTGGACGGGCACCCTCGCCGCCAATCGCCTCAACGCCAACGTCGTCCAGGCCATCACGAACGACACGAATGTCACCGGCAGCATCAGCACCCAGACCCTCACCCTCGGGTGGACCGGCCAGCTGGCCGTCAGTCGCGGCGGTACAGGGGCGGCCACGCTGACGGGCTACGTCAAGGGCACAGGCACAGCGGCCCTGACGGCGTCCAGCACCATTCCCAACACCGACATCACAGGCCTGGGCACGCTCTCCACCCAGAACGCCAGCAGCGTCAGCATCACTGGGGGGTCCATTACGGGCATTACCGACCTTGCGGTCGCCGACGGCGGCACGGGCGCCTCGACCTTGACCGGGTATGTCTACGGGAATGGCACGAGTGCCATGACGGCCTCCACCACCATTCCCGGCAGTGCCATCTCCGGGAGCATCTCGGGGCAGGCCGGGAGCGCCCTCTGGGGCTAAGCGATGAGCATTACTGGCACAGGTGATATCGGGACCACATGGCGGTCCATTGCCGATATCGGCTTGGCGCAGGAAACCAAGGCCGAGAATGACGGCTTTGGGCTCCCCACCTTTACCGCCAGCGGCTATTGGGGCACGGTTGGCACCGGCAGCCTCACAACCGCCGCCGCCTCGTTCAGCGCCACAGGAGCCCTCACGTTCACGGGCACGGGCACGTTCACGAGTGCCGCCGCGTCCCTGAGCGGCACCGGCGCCATTGTCCAGGCCATTACGGGCACGGGCAGTCTGACCACGGCCCGCGCCACCTTCCAAGGCCGCTCGGAGCGCATCACCCTGGCTGCGGGCCATGACCGCGCCCAGACCAAGCGCTACGAAGAGTTTGTCCGCATGGGCGAGGTCATCAAGGGCGACCTCCTGGGCCATCTGGCGCCCAACGAACTCCAGTCTCCCGAGCACGCCCCACAACCCCTCCACCTCACGGTCGAGACACGCGAGCCGGACGTCCAGCCCGACGTCCTGCCCGCGCCCATCCGGGTCGCGCCCCTACCCCCCATGACGCTGCCCGAGGTGCGCGTCAAGCCCACCATCGTGGGCACGGGCACCTTCACCTCGGACGGCAGCAACCTCGGGGGGCTGAGCCGCAACGCCGTCGTCAACGGCTACAGCATCCTGCTCACTGAACCGTCCACCCTCCAGGGCCGAGGCACCACCGACATCCACTACGCCCAGCGCCAGCAGGAAGACGCCCTCATCGAGCAGTTCCTCTTGCAACTGGTGGCCTAGGTGTGCTAGACTCGCCAGCTGGAGGTTCGTATGCAGCCCGAGCAGTATTGGAAGATTAAGGCCGTCGTGCTGGAGCGCCAGATGCTGGACCAGCAGATTAAGATCGCCCAGCAGCAGGCCGCGTTGAAGCTGGCCCAGGTGCTGGCGGAGGCAGGGCTGGACCCCGCCGCCAACTACACGATGGACGACGAGACCCAGACTGGCGGTTGACAATTCGTCCGAAGTGTAGTATACTTCACTCCTACCCCCCGTCCGCCCTGGATGGGGCTCACGCCCTCAGGTGTCCTACCCGCCTGGGGGCGCCCGCCTGTCGGTAGGACCTCCCACCACGGACCGCTCATCCAGTGGGAGTTCCGAGGACGCCCCTTCGTGGCACTCGGCCAGAGCATCCTGATGTCCGATCAGATCATCGACGCACCTGACTCCCTCCAGCCCGTCACCGTGGAAAGTGCCCTCTCGGGGGCGTTTGACAAGGCGATGGCCATGGATTTCGGCGAGACGCCCTCCGCCGAAACGTCCCCCGCGCTGGCAGCCCCTTCTACGGAAGCACCGGCCCCCAGCGCGAGTCTGAGTCCCGCCGAGGCGAAAGTCCTCGACCTGCCAGACGATGGGATGGTGAAAGTCAAAGTTGACGGGAAAGAGCAACTCCTTCCGGTCCAAGAGTTTAAGGCGGGCATTTCGCGGGAAGCGCACTACACCCAGCGAATGCAACAGTTGGCCGAGCAGAAGCGCCAGGCGGAAGACCTGCTGGCCAGCCAGTATGCCCACATCCAGCAGGAGGCGCAAGCCGTCCAGCTGGCTCAACAGCAACTGGCTGCCTACCTCCAGCAGCAACAGGCCGCCCAGGCGCCGAATCCCGGCACCACGCCACAAGCTCCAGACCTTGGGGAACTCGCTACCGTGGGCGATGTGCAAGCCTCATTGCAACGCGCGTTGGCCGACATGGCCCAGCAGCAGCACAGCCGAGAGCAGCAACTCATTGCTGCGATCAGCCACGCCAGCCAGCAGGTCCAGGAACAGGCCGCCCTCCAGCGGGACAGCGTGTCGTATACCAACGGCCTTCAGTCGGTGCTCAAGCGGCCCGAATATGAAGTGCTGACCAAGGTGCTCCCGTATGCCGAGGAGTCCATCCGCTACCAAGTGGCGGCCATGGACCCCCCGACCATCCAGGACGCCATTGCGTATACGGAACAAGTCGCCAAGGAGTGGACCGACAAGCTGCGCAGTGAGGTCATCGACAGTCAGAAGCGGCAACAGGTCGCGCAGGCCCGTGCCAGACTTGAACCGCCCGCAGGGTCACCGCCGAGTCCCTCCCTTGGCGCCCGTCAGAACTTCTTCAAGAAGGACGGGAAGCTGGATTGGGACGCCCTCAACGCGAGGGCAGCGGCCCTGATGGGCTAGTCCCTCCCCCTCATTGAAAGGAGCCAGCCATGGCTTTTGATTACACTGCTGCCGGAAACATCCTCAAGGAAGTCTACCTTCCGGCGCTCCAGGAACTGCTGAACAACGCCACCCCGCTGCTGGCGGCGATGGAAAAGGAAGTCACCCCGGTCGAGGGTGGCAACTTCGTCATTGCCCTGCACACGGGCCGCAACTCGGCGGCGGGTATTGCCCGCGCTGAGGGCGGCACGCTGCCGACCGCCGGACAGCAGAGCTACAAGCGCGCCATCGTGCCCGTGAAGCAGCTCTACTCGCGCATCAACGTCAGCGGCAAGGCCATTGCGGCTACCCGCTCGAACAAGGGCGCCTTCCTGAAGGCCCTTGAGTCGGAAATGAAGTATGTCATGGTGGACACCAAGCGCCAGATCAACCGTCAGCTGAACGGCGACGGCACGGGCGCCCTGGCCTACTGGACCGGTGCGGACGACACCTCGCCCGCCACGGTTGATGACAGCTTCGGCAACGGCACGACCTACCTGCCCTCGGGCGCCACCACGCTGGACCTCATTGATGCCAGCGACAACAGCACGGCGCTCGGCACGAACATTGTCGTGACCCGTGGCACCGTGGGCGCGACCACGACGTCGGTTAGCTGGACGGGCACCGTCACGGGCTCGGCGGCGGGCGACTACCTGGTCTACCCCGGCACCATCGGCAAGGAAATGGTCGGCATCAAGGCCGTCATTTCGGCCAGCGACCCGGCTATCCTCGGCGCGGGCGGCCTCCACGGCCTGCCGGTGGCCTCGAACCCCGACTGGGCCGCGTTCGTGCTGGGCTCGGATTCGGCCAAGCAGGACCTCTCGTTCCCGCTCATCCAGCAGCTGCTCTCGCGCATCGTGAGCGAGTCGGCGGTGGACGAGTCGGACATCAAGATGTTCTACTGCCACCCGGCGCTGCGCGACACCTACGTCAAGCTGTGCCAGGACGAGCGCGTCTTCTACAACGTGATGAAGCTCGACGGCGGCTGGGAAGCGGTGACCTACAACGGCAAGCCCATTGTGGCCGACGTGCAGGCCCGCCGCAACGCCCTGTTCGCCATCACGCCCTCCAGCCTGTCGCTCATGCAGATGGCGCCGCTGGACTTCATGGACAAGGACGGCTCCATGTTCTACCGCATCTCGGGCGGTGACGTGGACGCCTACGGTGCCACCGCGTTCGTCTACCAGGAGCTGGGCTGCAAGGCTCGGAACCAGAACGGCGTGATTGTGGGCCTGAACGAGGTGTGGGTCTAGGTCACTAGGCTCTGGGGGACGGGGCAATCCCGTCCCGTCCCCCACCTTTTCATCTTGAAAGGAGACACCAGATGGGCAATGCCAAGGCACTGAAGCGCCCTGCCGTCGTTGCAGGGTTTACCCCTGTCGTCAAGAAGACAGCGGCCTACACCGTCAAGAACTCGGACGCAGGGTCCCTCTTTAAGTGGAACTCGGCGACCGCGTTCAACTTCTCCCTGCCGCCGGTCAAGAAGACCGCCGCAGGCGTCTACTTCGACTTCTCCATTGAAACCGCGGCCACCAGTGGCACGGGGCATGGAGTCTCCCCGGACAGCAACGACAAGGTGTTCGGCGTGGCGGGGGCCACCCCCACGGACAACAAGGACGTCTACTTCGCCACGGCGGGGGACGCGATTGGCAACGGCTTCCGGCTCATCTCCGATGGGGTGGATGGCTGGCACGTCGTGGCCCTGGACGGCACCCTGTCGCAGGAAGCGTAACACCCGAGGGGGAGGGCCCAGCGCCCTCCCCCTCATTCTGGAGGATTGATGGAGGCACCGGAGGAGTTTGTCAGTCGGCTCGATTCGGCCTTTGATGGCCGCCTGCGCATTCGGTGGTCAGCTGCCGAGGGCGCCTATCACATTGAACAGCGCGTCGCCCGGGCGCTCGTGAACTTCCCGGCGGGCACGTCCGACGATGAGGCCATTCGCCTCCGGGACGGCTACCACCTCATCATGGTGGTGCGCAGTGGGGACCGGATGCCCTGCCCCCGTTGCGGTGCTACCCTCAAGGTGCCGCTCCGCAGCTCGACCGTTGTCACCTGTGACACCTGTCGGCAGCGCGGCCTGGAATACCGGATTGCCGCCGCCCACTACCCGCTCGATGACACGCTCATCGACCACCTGAAGAGCATCGACCCCCTGCGCGGCATGTCTAAGGCGCTCCGGGCCAAGGTCGAGGCCCACAACGCCAAGCTCACGGAACAGCAGCAGCAGGCCGTCCTGGACCAACTCACCAGCAAGGCCAATGACGATTTCAACCGGATTGCCGGAATTCCCTCGGTGGGCTACACCGGCAAAGTCCTCTCCCTGCCCTAGGAGGCCCGCATGGCTGATGCCGATTTCTTTGTCCGCCGCAAACCCTACGCCACCGAGCAACTGACGGTAGGCACGGCGGTCTCCACCCCCACGGTCGCCACGGTCAACAACACGGGCGCCCTCTTTAACTTCAAGGCCACCGCTGCCGACCTCGAAGTGGGGAGCAACGGCATCATCTACACGCTGGACGGCAGCACGCCGACCGCGACCAACGGGATGACCCTCACGAGTGCCAAGCTGACGCTGGCGGGCTACCAGAAGGTCCGGGCCCTGAAGATGATTCGCAGCGGCGGGTCCGACGCCACCGTCAACCTCACCTACTATAAGGAGTAGTCCATGCGCACCTTCAAGCAGCTGCAAGATGCCGTCTTGCAGTGGATGGCTGATGGGGGCGACACGGGACTGCTGCGCACGCTGGTCAAGGACGGGCTGAACCGGACCCACCAGAATCTGCTGAACGACGACCGCTACGACTTCATGCTGTGGCCGCGCAACGAAACCCTGAGCGTGGTGGCCAACCAGAAGGTCTACGCCCTGCACCCCCGCTTTCAGCAGCCGCTCTACTTCTACAATCCCGACACGAACATCTACCTCGAAGAAATCCCGCCCAAGGGCCTGATGGAATCCCAGGCCGATTGGGACGATGGGGAGACCGACGAGGTGGACCGGTTCATGCTGACCGGCGTCTCGAAGGTGCAGGCCCAGCCCGCCACCGCGAGCACCGTCACCGTCACCTCGGCAGGGACCGCCTCGGCCAACCAATCCCTCATCATTACCGGGGTCAGCAGTGGCGTGCCCGTCAGCGAAACGCTGAGCAGTGGCAGCAGCTGGACCACCCTGACGAGCACCAATACCTTTGAGGTCATTGAGGACATCACCAAGGTGGGCACCGGGTGGGCGCACACCCTGACCATCACCTGTGGGGCCACGACCATCCTGACGCTGCCCGCGACCGAGGCGGGCATCCAATACCGGATGCTGGAGCTGGTGGAGACGCCCTCGACGGCTCAGACAGTGCTCTATCGGTTCTACAAAGAGCCGCGCCAGCTCGTCAACGACCACGACATCCCGGACCTGCCGGGCCAGTTTGACGACATCCTGGTCTACCAGACCCTGCTGGCGATGGTGGGCTACACCCGGGCCACCCCGGACGAACAGCAGCTCTGGCAGGCCCAGATTCGGCGCCTGACCGACGTGCTCCAGATGACCTACCGCTCTTCCCGCACGATGGGCGGACGGCCCACCTACACCCGCTACATCCCGAGGGTCTGATGGAAGACCTCTACCAGGAGCAGACCAGCTTTGCCGGAGGCGTGCAGCCCGGCACGCCCGTGGACCGCGTCCCGGAGACGGCGGTGGCCAGTGGCATCAACACGGCCTTCCGGGACATTGGCTCGGGGCTGTCCCTGTTGGGCTGCCGCCCGGGACTGACCGCTGTCAACACGACAGCCCTTGGCGTCAGCGTGGGGGGCGACCCCAACCTGGACTTTGCCCGCCTCTATACCTACGACACCGGCAGCACCTACACCAACTATCTGGCGGTCGCCAATCGGAACGGCAAGCTCTATTACAAGAATCCCAATAACACCTTCACCAGCGAAGTCACGCTGCCATCGGCGTGGGGCTACGCGAGCGGCACCAAATGCTTCAGCGCGGGCGACGTCACCGTGGATGGGACGGTCTTCAACAACCGGCTCTTCCTCATCAAGCAATCCGCCACCAAAGAACTCCGGTCGTTCAGCGGTACCACGGCTGTGCCGTGGGGCCTGTCCCCCATTGCCAGTGTGGCCATCACCGCCGTAGGGAGCGGCGTCAGCCTGCCCGCTGACACCTACGACGTTGCCATCACCAGCTACCACAGCACCACGGGGGCCGAGTCCAATCTGTCGGCCACCACCACGCTGACCACAACAGCGGGCCAACGAATTAGCGTCGTCATTACGCCGACCGCTGCCGAGGCCAGTTTGTATACGCATTTCCGCGTGTATCTGCGACGCCAGTCCACGCAGGCCCGTTACTATCTGGTCAGCTCGCTGGGCACGGGGGGCAACAACGCCATCAGCGCCTATCCGGCCACCACCACCGTCTATGTGGACCTGACCGCCGCCCAAATCACGGCGCAGACTACCCAGAGCCCGACGGGCAATGAAAATGCGCCGCCGCCGACCGATGCCAAATTCACCTGCGTATTTGGCCGTCGTTTGCTGGTGGCCGATGAGCGCACCGTCTACTGGTCGCGGCAGGACCGCCCCGATAACTTCCCGCCCCTGAACTTCGAGCCCATCGAGACGGGCGAGGGCGACACCATTACGGGCATCTACCCCTTCAGCGACGAAGTGGCGCTCATTTTTACGACGACCGCTGTCTGGGGCATTTTTGGCAATACCCCGGAAACGTGGACGATTAAGGCGGTCGATCACACCATTGGCTGCCTGTCGCATCTCAGCCTGGTCGAGTTCAACGGCAACCTGGGCTGGTGGTCGGACGCCTATGGCCCGGTGTATTACGACGGAAGTCGCATCACCAAACTGGGCGAACGGGACCTGGGGCGCGATTTCTACACGACCGCCCTGAATCTGGGCCGGATGAGTTTTTGCTGGGCCGGGCACGACCCCAAATACAGCCGCGTCCTGTGGGCGGTGCCGCTACTGGGCAGCTCCCGCAACAATCGCGTCTTGGCCTACAACTACCAGCTGGACCGGTTTGAATCCGAGCAGTGGGACCCGATGCCCGCCGCCTGCCTTTCGATGGGCTATTCCAGCGACGGGTCCCTCAAGCTCTTTTTGGGCAGCGATAAGGGCCATCTGTTCTACTTTGACGAAACTGTCCGCAACGATGGGGCGCCCAGCGGCACGGTGACGGGCACCTTTACCGGAACGGCCAGCGTCTCCACCATCAGCGGCACGGGCTTTTACACGACGGGCGATGGGCTGACGGGGCGGTGGGTCCTCATTCTGGACGAGGACCAAAAGCCCGTCACCAAGGTCGAGATTGCCAGCAACACGAGCACCACTCTGACGCTGGCCACCACGCTGACCACACTGTCCGTGGGCCCCACCTACACCTACTACATCGGCAGCCCCGACATGCGGCTCTCGACACGCGCCTATGACATGGGGCGCACCTTCTTCCGCAAGCGGTTTGACCGCCTGTATCTGCACGTCAGCTCCCCCCTGAACGGAGCCCAAACCCTGTATCTCAGCACCCAAGTGAACTTTGACCCCAGCGTGTCGGTAAACGCCAACACGCTGAGTTTGGGTGGGGCCCTGTGGGACGCCACCACGAGCCTCTGGGACAGCAGCCTGTGGGTGGGCGCCCAGAATATCAAGAAGCGGCTCCCGCTTTTTACCCCGGCGACCAATCTCCAAGTGACCCTCTATCAGTCTGCCACGAACCAGGACGTGGTGCTCCGCACCGTGGGCCTCCTGGCGGGCGTGCAGTCGGACCGCAACTATGCCTAGCATCACTGGCCTGAGCCAAGTCGCCCAGGACGCGGATTTCCTGCGGCAGGTCCCGTTTAAGACCTACGAGCGGGTCAGCGTGAGTTTTACGGTGGCGGACACGGACACTCCGGTGCCCTACACCCGATTGACGGGGGCGGACCCCAACGCCATTCGATTTCTTGACATTGGAGACAAAAGCGTGTATACTGCATCTACCGGTGTGTCCACACCCACTCACGTCTACCGGACTCCGGTGCCGTGGACAACTCCCGGCCTCCTTTTCCTCCGGGCTAGCACGGTGCCCTACACCACTGACGTGCTGCTCTTTGTGGAGCGTGCCTAATGGCCATTACGATTCCCAATACGTTTGTCGCAGGCACCAAGATTGAAGCCACGCCGATGAACGCCAATTTCGCCGAAACGGCGAATGCGGTGGACAAGCGGGGCGACACCTTGGCGGGGAACCTTGGGGCCAATGCCGGGATCACCGTCGATGGTGTCGACGTCTCCACCATCCCCAACACGTCGGGCACCTTCAATCCCCTCTTTGCCCAAGTGGTCATTGGCACCGCCGACACCAACGGCATCCGCCTGGACCTCGAATCGGGCACCCTCGCCGTGCGTGAGGGCGACGACAGCGCCTACGGCCCCCTGACGAGCGGCCTCCTCACGACCAGCGGCAACCACGTCCCCGCCACCAACGATGGTGGCAGCCTCGGCATTTCGGGCACGGCCTGGGCCGACCTCTTCCTTGCCAGCGGGGCCGTCATTAACTTCAACGCGGGCGACGTCACGGTCACGCACAGCAGCAACACGCTGACGTTCGCCGGGGCCGCATCCGGCTACATCTTCAACGATGGCAACGTCGGCATCGGCACGGCTAGTCCTAATAAGATCGGCTTTGCCCGTGCGTTAACGATTGAAAGTAGCGGTCAAACAGGCATTGAGATTGTCGGGTCACAGACCACGGATGCCGCCATTGGCAATCTCAACTGGATCAATGCCGCAGCGAGCAACGCCAACATGGGGCAAATCAGCACCCGGCGTGATGGGGCGGATAACTCCGGTGCGCTCACGTTCAGTACGTGGAACGGTGGCAGTGGCGCAGAGCGCATGCGTATCACTGCCGCCGGCAACGTCGGGATCAACACTACGTCACCATCGGCACGACTGCACGTCAACGGAACAGCCGGCACAACGACCGCATTCTTTAATCAGGCGACTAGCGGGAAGACTGGCATTATCTTGGCCGATAATGGAGTCGCCAGAGGCTACCTTTCAGAGGTCGGCTTGTATTCTGGGAACAGCGACGGAAACTTCGGCATCTTTGTCGAGACGGGCTACAACTTCCAGATCGCGACGAACGGTTCTGTCACCAGTAAGTTCACCGTGCATACTGGCGGCAACATCGCCATCGGCGCAACTGCGCGCTTCTACCTCGACGGCGTGGCTGGGACGGGCGATACCTACATCCATGAATCGTCTGCGAATCGTATGGCGTTCGTGGTTGGCGGCACTGAGCTGTTTGTTATCAACTCTGCGGTTTCGCTCGCGCTGGCAAAAGAAAATCTGGGTATTGAGGCTGCTAAAAAGTTCTACCTCGACGGCGGCAGCGACACCTACATCGAGGAATACGCTGCAAACGAGGTGCGGCTGACGGTCGGCGGTGCCGCGCACAGCGCATTTAATTCCACAGGGCAGTTTGTCTACTACAACCCCCCGACGACGGCATCCGCGGCAAACGCCTATATCGCGCAGACGGACTACATCCGACGGTCTACGTCGTCGATCCGCTACAAGCACGACATCGGCACGCTTGACGGCTCCGACGCGCTGGCGGCAGTGATGGCAATGCGCCCGGTGACGTATCGCGGCAAGACGGACGACGACCAGCGGCGGTTTGTCGGCTTCATCGCCGAAGAAATGCAGGAGATTGCGCCGCTGCTCTGCACCTATGACGAGGGCGGCGAGAGCGGCACTCCCAACTATGTGACGTATGACCGCGTGACCGCCTATCTGGTCGCCGTGGTGCAGCAGCAGCAGCAGAAGATTGCCGCGCTCGAAGCGCGGATTCACTGAGGAGACAGCTATGGCGATTACGGGCAGACTGGTCAGCGGACACATTCAGGTCTCGGTCAACGG